ACTGGTCGATTTAGCACGCTGACTACAGTTGCGATGTTAATTCCAAGTGCTACCAACAATAGAACTGTAGCTACTACTAGCTGATTCTCTCGTTTAGAGGTCTTCTTCTTTAACGAATGTGCCATTTACCATTTTTCCTTTCCGATTCTTGATTTCCTCGTAAGCAATACTGAGACATTCAGTGACATCAAGGTCTAATTGATGTGCCAGCACGATAATCGTTACTAACGTGTCACCGATTGCATCCTTGAGTGCTGCTTGCGGTTCCGTGAATTTGGTCGGTTTCAAGAGCACATCCCGAATTTCTCCGACTTCTTCAGTTACACGCATCCACTGAATTTTTGGGTCAGCTTGCTTTAAATTGCGTTCGTCCGCCCACTCGTTGATTTTGGTGATTAGATCTGAGAATGTGTTATTGGTATCGTAGCCTAGCAAGTAAGGCACTTCCACACCAAAATAATCAGCTAAAAGTTGAGCTTTTTCAGGTTTGATTTGACTTTCACCGTTTTCCCATTTTTGATAGCCTCGTCTAGTCATTCCTATAAAATTAGCTAACTCTTGTTGAGTCATTCCCTGTGACGTTCTTAATTCTTTAAGTCTGTTCATTTTTGATTACTTCTTTCAGCCATTGAATAAGTAGCAATATTGCTCTACATAATAGTGTTACCATGAGTACGAGTAATACTCTGATGATATTTTCAAACATCATTCCACCTCTTTCACTTCCACGCCTTCGCAAGAGAAAACCCATCCGAAACCAGCATCTTCTAGTTCTTTGCGGGTGAAGGTCGAACGTCCTTTATCCCCTGTAAATTGTGTTCTTGTGAATTGAGGTGTCAGTTCCTCGTCATTCAGGTAATATTTTCCCAAATACTGACCGAGAACAGCTTTTATCTTAACTGTATACTGCTTCTCTTTCTCAACCTCATACCCGTTGAACCACGCTTGAACGAATGTATGCACTTTGTCTAGGATTAGCCAATCTCCGACACGCCCGTCTGGTGCTTTGTTTACAGCGCCTACCACCGTAAGATCGCCCTCGCTCTTCACCTTTTCAAGGTACTCTGCAATATACCGGGGAATTACTGGTTTAGGAACGATTGAATCATATAAATCCTCAGCGTGAGCGATTGAAAGGTATCCTCCCTTTGATAGTCTTTGTACTGCTTCATCTTTGTTCATCATCGCTAATTTCCTTCCATCCAAACAATTGTGCGTGCTACTCGTACTATCCATCACATTCCTCCATTTCCACTGTATACATCCTAGAATTGCGATATTTAACACCTCTCAAACGATGTAACTCGTTGATAGCGTCATTTCTGTTATTGAATACATGGACACTATCTTCCATGCTGTCGTAATAAACAATAACTTTATATTTCATGTCATTCCTCGCTTTTATCTATGTAGATCACCGTGGCAGTAGCTACCATGAAGCCGTATTCCTTATTTACGTCATAAGTAACTCTGACGTCCAGTAATTCAACACCATTTTCTTCAATCCACTCGTTTATTCTTTCGTCCAAACCATTATCTGTATCACTGTCGCTAAATATCTTCACTTTTCGCATAGTTCTACCATCTTTCTTAGTAATTCTTCATCCGGTAACTGCTCCAGTGTTAGAATACGGTTGAGTTTCTTTGTATCAATGCCCAACTTAGCACTGATATACTCTGCATCCTCATGGTTAGCCCAAAACCATCTTGCGAATTCTTGAGTCTGATCTAATACGCTGGTATGTCCATAGTTGCCTGGTGCATAGACCCCTACCAGCTTGTCTTTATATCTGCTATTCATCCCAACTCCTTGATTTCTAATTCAATGCGTGGATTAGGGCTGTACTTCTTGCGAGCTCTTAAATCGCAAACGATACTGTCATCCGTCCAGACGATACCCTTCTTATCAACTTTGTTGTAACCAGCTTTTGAAATGCTGTCAAAGAGCGATTTGACCAGATTATCAACGTCCGGGATTTTCGCATGCCAAAGCCTTTCAGCCCTGAATTTTTTGAATGTATCCCACGTTTTAGCTCTAGCTTTTGGCGTGGGCATTTTTGATACGCTCAAAGGTGCTTTCATATAGAAGGTGACATCAACCATAATAGGGCCGTCAAAGAATTGCCCGTCATATTCTTGCTCGATAAGTTGCGAGCATTGACGACGCCATGCCTTCATTTTGGGGTCTTCATAAGTTCCGAATTTGCTAAATCGCGGCCTTGTTTGAGGTTTAGGCTCTATATTCAAAACTAACTTCATTGATGTTTCTCCTTTAAAAATCTCTTGTAGACCTTAGTGAATATCTCTATCACTAGTTTCTGTGGTATGTTTGACCGCTCATTGTAAGATTTAGAAAAGTGTCCCCACTTCACATCTTGCTTGATGATGTCATTTTTAAGACTTAAATTAAGGTTACTAGCGAACTTTGTGGGTTTCTGCAATGGGTAATCATAGTTGTTATACCTTGTCAAATTAAGGTATGGTAGCTTAAAACCTATGATATCCTTGATGTATTTCCACATCCTGCCACCAGCGGGGTTTTCTATGATAAAGTACCTTGGGTCATACCGCTTGATGATTTCGATAGTGTTGAAAACTGTCAGCTCTCCATTCACACGTTTCATAAACTGTCTGTCATAATGATAATTTTGATAAGCTTTATCATAGTCTGATTTACTCCTAATTGTAAACATACTACCCTCCATCTGAGGAACAAACAGACTGTCTGAGAGGTCTTCCCGTTTCCAACAAGCATTACCCTCGGACATGGCACTAGCATTACTCCAGCTTTCGCATGGTGGGCTTGCTATGATTAGGTCAGGTTTAGGCAATTTGTCCAATTCATCAAAAAGCGTATTGTCCCCAAACAGACGACTGTAGTCTGCTAAATTTAGATTGATAAAGTGATTGTTCTTATTTTCTATGTCAATTCCCACTGGGTATAAGTCAATGTTAGCAACCCCCGAATCATTCAGGGTGGCAACACCTTTTGTGTAGCTACCATTTCCACTGTCAAACAATGCCCATACAATCATTTTAGTATCATCCATTAGCACACACCTCAGAACGGCAGCATATCATCACTGATATCCATAGGGTTTGAGTTCCCGTATGGGCTGCTTTCTCTTGCAAAGTTTGGCCTTTGTTGTTGCGGTGCTTGTTGCCCGTAAGGCCCTGCATAGCCGTTGTCATTGCCAAACGCTCCCGATGTATTGCCTTGGTTAGCATTGCCACCTTCACGCGCTGCACGGCTCTCCAACATTTGGAAGTTTTCAGCGACAACCTCGGTTACATACACACGTTGACCTTGCTGATTCTCGTAGCTACGTGTCTGAATACGTCCAGTAATTCCAATCAAAGCGCCTTTTTTAGCCCAGTTAGCCAAATTCTCAGCTTGCTGACGCCAGATAACGCAGTTGATAAAGTCTGTTTCACGTTCACCGTTAGCGTCCTTAAAATTACGGTTAACCGCAAGGCTGAAAGATGCTACTGCAACATTGTTGCCGGTGTATTTTAGTTCTGGGTCACGGGTTAGGCGCCCAACAAGACAAACTGAATTGATCATTGATTCTCTCCTAGAATTTCGTAGTTTACAAAGTTGTCATCAAGCAGCTTAGCAAATTGGTGCCATTGATTCTCTCCACCATGGAACGTAAGAGAAAGATTGACCTTGTACGGCTCAACGGGCTTGCTAGGCACTTCTTCAACGGGTTTAGCGTCTTCGATAACCTCACCAGTTTCAGCATTGACTGCCTTGATTTCCTCACTAGCTGACTGTTTAGCCATTGCTTCAATTTCTGCTAGGCGTGCCGCTTCTGCTTTCGCTTTGGCTTCTGCTTGCTTCTTACGCTCTACGGCTGCATCACGGTCTTTCTTCATTTGCTTCAAAATTTCAACTAGAGGTGTGTCATTGTTCAACGCTCTAGTGTATGGTTCCGCTGGCAGCTCATAGTCAAGAGCTTGTTCTTCAATCATGGCAACGTTTGCTTTGTATTCTTCTAATCGGTCATACTCAGCCAAAACCAATGCGTCAATCTTTTCTTCTGTCGCTTTTTTGAGCTTCATTTTCTTATCCATGAAATCTCCGACTTTAGAAAAGCTCTCGTACTTGTCCTTGAATGTGTCCTTGTCTAGTCCAGCTAGTTCACACTTGCTTTCAAATACTGATCTAACGTGGTCGATTCGCAGCATTTTTTTGTGCTCATCAATCTCATCACGTTTGGCACGCAAATTGTTAAGGAGTGCCTTCAACGGATTTAGTGAGGTTTTTAGGTTAGATTCAAACTTGGTGAGCGGGTCTTTGTAGATTTTGCCGATTTCCTTACGCTCGTCATCAAGTTTGTCAATAAGACCTTTATAGCGTGTGATTTCTTTCTTGATGTCGCTATATTCAAGTTTTTCCAGTTGTTCGTCTGATAGCTCGCTAACTGCCGCTTGGATAGCTTTGTCAAATGCTTCAAAATCGAAATTAATCGTCCCTGGTGTATAGACTGGTTCGATTGTTTCCAAGAAATTATTTGTTGCGTTGTTTGTTACGTCCTTCATGTTCTATCCCTTTCGATTGTTGATTTGCGTTTGAATGTCGTTAGTTACCACGTCAAATCCCGGTACTAGCAACTCATGGAAGTCATTGAGCTTGTACTTTTTCAAGTAGTAATTAGCTATTGTTTCGGTTGCTTGACCAGTAATTAGAGCTAGCTCATTGATTTGCTGCATGATTAGGTCATGTTGCTCGTTGCTGATGAAGTTAGGTTGTTGATCGCTTCTTGACTCGTAGCGTGCTTGTTGCGGTTGTTGGTGTTGATGTGGTTGAGGGTTGTGAGGTTGGTTTTGTTGTAAACTATCCTCCGACACTTCAAATTGGTCAACGTCTTGATCACCGATTGCAAACAACGACTGTAAGGCATATTTCCCAGCGTATGATTGCACCGCTCCAGTCCATTGCGGCTCAGTCATTTGTTTTAAGTCACCGTTGCGAGTTTTCAAAATCGGTACTAGAGACAATTCAGCAAACGCTACCGATTCCACGTTTTTTTCTTTACTGAAAGCCGTAGCAGTGGCTTTGATATATGTTTTGTCCATGACTACAACCAAGTCATAGTCAACAACAACACTCCAGTTAGATTTCAAACTTTTGAATGTATTGTAAATGTCCTCAGCGCTTCTTGAAGCGTACTTGGCATTTCGTTCTTGCTTTTTTTCAAGCTGCATCCGTTGCTGCAACTCTGTGAATGTCATTTCTTCCATGTCATATCCTTTTATATGCCCCTAATTCTCAAATTTTGGGGGTTATTTGCCGTTTTACCGTTTGTCTAGTGTAATTGTGCCACTAGATTATTCAGGGCGATTACAAGCGATTTTAGAGCCATTTCTTGCCCTTTGACTTTTTTAGGTTCCATAGCTCCTTTTTCAGCTTGGTGTTCTCTTGAGCTAGTGACAAGATTCTGTCTTGCTGACTATTGATAATCTCGCCCAGCTCCCGACCTAAATTCATGTACTTGTTCCGCCATCGGCTATCGACTTCATAAGTTTCTTGTTTCATGTTTAATGCCTACCCTCCCACCACTTCAATTATTTATTTGTCGTCCAGTGCTTCGAGTGTTTTGACGAAATTAACGTAAGCCTCATAGTGTCTACCACTGTCTTCGCTATCTTGATACGCTTTTTTAATCAACTCTTCACTAGTTCCATAGAAACAGCCGACACGCCATTTTTGGTTTGACCGCGTGTAAGTAAAATATCTTCCGCTAGACCAGCTGTTTTTAAAAACGATGTGGTCGTTTAGTTTTGAGACCTCAGCGTTACCATAGACCTCAGCGTTACCAGAGACCATAGCGTCACCATAGACCTCAGCGTTACCATAGACCCTAGCGTCACCATAGACCCATGCGTCACCATAGACCTCAGCGTTACCATAGACCTCAGCGTTACCATAGACCCTAGCGTCACCATAGACCTCAGCGTTACCAGAGACCCTAGCGTTACCATAGACCCATGCGTTACCATAGACCCTAGCGTCACCATAGACCTCAGCGTCACCAGAGACCCTAGCGTTACCATAGACCCATGCGTTACCATAGTGGCTTAGATTACCCTCTTTCGCAATGTATCCACCCAGTTCGCCTTCTTTGACATTGCCAAACGAAATCAAGGCTTTAACTCGAAACAATTCGATCCCGAACACTGTGATTTTAGACGATAAATCTAATTCAAACTTCTTAATCATTTTCTTCCTCGCTGTATTTTTTAAATCCAAGAGTAAGTCCAGTGATACCCGCTGCGATGACTACAAGACCAAGAGTTGACATGATACCTTCTTTCTCACCAGTAACTGGAAGAGTACCACCGTAAACGGGTGTATTTACCCCCTCTCTTGGCTCAGAATCGAGCTTATAAGATACTGCGGCAGATTGTGCCGCTTTATTATTAGGACGCTCTACGCTCGTTTTAGGGGCCTTTTCTGGCGTGCTAGGTTTTTCTGGTGTTGGTTCCTCTGGAATGTGCAATTCTGGCAAGTCCAAGATAGGGGCATCATTCGGAATCACACCGCCTTCAAACGGTGGCAACTCACGAACTTCTGGAATTCCCGGAATACCTCCTTGGAATTCAGGCTTATCGTGTACTGGTGCTTCATTTGGTACTGTGCCTCCGTTCCACTCTGGCTTGTCGTAAACTGGTGCTTCGTTTGGCACTGTGCCGATTGGCTCGTTATATTCTGGTTTTACACGTTCTTCAGGAATACCCGGAATGCCACCGTTAAATTCAGGGATTTCAACTTTTGGAGCTTCACGAGGAATTTCAAATGTTGGTTCAGGCTTGTTCTCACCAGACGCATCACCACGGCCACCGACAAGCTGAATTTTTTGATATGCAACAGAACCATCATTTTCAGCTTTAAGCTCAATTTTGTTAGTTGGATTAGTTGAGTCCTTGACAGCATTTACAAGCTTAGTCTTGTAGTACAAGTAAATCATGTGGTCCAAGCGGTCCATTTTGATTTCAAAGCCATGCTCTGATTTTGAGATAGACTTAACTAAGTCCATAGCTGAGCCTTTGTCAATCCAAGGGTCTAAACTTTCAATGTTCTTGATTTCAAAGTAATCATCTACTAACTTTTGATTATCGCTCATGGTATCAATGATAGCGACATTGTTTAACACACGTTTTGCATAGTTTACACGAGCCGTCCAATTAATCACTGTAGGGTCTTTTTCGTCTTGGAATCCCCACTTAGTAATCAGTTCATCTTTACCAATAACTCCCTCTTTACCAACATTGGCAGTTACAAGCGTTCCGTTAAAATTGACTGTAATCGGCTTGCCTGGGACAACCTTATCTGTCCAACTTGCATCCAGCTTAAGACTCATGCTCTTATTTAGAGGATGATTCTTAAAGTAGTCGTTGAATACAGTAGTCACCTTGTTAGCTGTTGCATCTGCTGTAGCTTTGCCGACAACTGCATTTTCTGGATTGTGTACATCAAATTCATAAGATGTTTGGAATTTTACTTCTTCAGGCAAGTCGAAAGTAACCTTGTCGCCCTCGTTAACTTCAATGTTGTCTGGAATTTTCACATCATCGTACTTAACCTTAAACGGTGTGTATCGTCCAATTCCTTCAGGTTGTTCAACTGTAACGCTAGGGTTTTCGACTGTGATAGTGTCACCCTCTTTGACTACGCTAGTAGGTGCTACTGGAGTAGTTACTTCTGTAGTTGCTGCTGGTGCTTCTGCTACTGGTGCTGTTTCAGCTGCAACTGCTGGTGTTTCCACTGGCGCCACTGTTTCAGACGGTGCCACTGTAACGTTACCAGCGTTGTCAGCAGTATAGACATTAGCAACCGCTGGTTGAGTATCTGCCACTGGCTGAGTGGTTTCGTCTGCTGATACTGACCCAGCTCCAATCAATAAAGCTGTAGCAAGAGCAAGCGTTCCACACAAGCCATAAGCTTTTGATTTAGTGAAAGATGGTTTAGCGACTGTTTGAGTGTTAAAAGATTTCATGATATAATCTCCTTGTAATTGTTTTTCTGCACAGGCTCTTACCTGTGCTTTTTTAGTGCTTCAATCCGCACCCATAGCCCCACCGCTTCATGTTTTTTTGTTTTTTAGAAAAGATAAGTGTGTGGAAAAGTAAATTATAATTTGGGGTATTAAAGTATAAGTTACACTCCACGATGGGGTCGTGGCTACGGACTGAAGAATGTGATCTTATCGGTTTCCGTATTTTGTCAATAGCTCACGCTCACGTTTTTGGCGTTCTTCATATTTACGTTCGTTCTCTTCGTATGGTGTCCATACTGGCTCAAAAAAATGTTCTGGCTCTTGTTGTTTCTTGTTTGACCAAATCCATCCGAATAGTTTTTTCATGTTTTTTACCTCTCTTATTCTTCTAACTATGATTATTACTGTATTGTTATCTATTAGTATTTATTTCCAGTTAGTGCCGGTAGGCTCTAGATTGTTGTTAGTTAGTACTTGTTGTATAGTTAGTATTTATTAGTGCCCAATTTTACACATTGCAATTTTACACATTGCAATTTTACACATTGCAATTTTACACATTGCAATTTTTGGGAACTGTAAAATTTACGTTGTTCTATCTGTGGATAACTCTTTCTCAAGATGTCCCATCAGATACTCTAGATAGTTGTCTGTTATAGGAACATCTGAGAAAAATCTGTGCACCTCGCTCCCTTTTCCTCTACCTAAGCTACGCTTAATCACTCTCATATATCCAGCTTCTTCTAAGATTTTGAAATGGCTATCAACGGTAGTGCGGCTTATGCCTAGCCGTCTTGCGATTTCATCAGGATATACAACCCAATCAGGCTTATTGGTCAAGATGACCGTTAAAATGCCTATTGTTGCTGGTTTCAACCGCTTGTCCTGAGTGAAAGCGTTATTGATAGATGTGTAATTTTCGTTTGCGTTCCTGATTATGTATTGCATACCTCATAGTCAAGCCCCTTTCCGTAGTTTTTCTTTGCGAAAACCTATGATGATGTCATAGTAAGCGTGGCCGCTAGGTATGACATATTTAGTTAGATCATCAACTTTGGAACCGTCTGCCATAATGTTGATTATGGTTGGTTCCCATTTTTGTTTTTCCATGATATAATCTCTTTAGTTTAAATTTTCTATTGGTCTGACTCTGGCAGGGGTCAGCCTTTTTTGTTGCCTCATTTAGTAGCCCTTTTTGATATAATCGACTTATCCTGACGAAAGGAGGATAACTATGATTACTTGTCACATTATGATTAATGGTCGTGTTGAACCTACACCAATGACATTGCCTACTATTCCTACTATCGGTTCTGTCGTTGCTAAGTCAGCAGACCATAAATCTGAGCATTACTTGGTGAAATGCGTTGAGTATGTCAACGGACATGATACTGTCAATCTACATGTTCAACCATTTCCTAACCAAATCAGTGCTGTCAACGCTGTTGATGGTTTCAGGAATAGCAGATAACTCTACTATCTTGACCCAGTAGCTATCTAGCACTTTCTTATCAACGTAGACCGCTTGTTCGCATAAACCGATGTGTCCATCAATGATCATCGCTCTACGGACAAGCAGGTCTTTTTCTGTTTCCAGTTCAATACGTCCAGCAATATTGCCAGAGATTTCAAGGTACTTGTATGGTTCTTCCATTTTGTTTAAACTCCTTTAAGCCTCTTGTTCGATGAGTGGCAGGATGTCGTTAGCTTTTAGCAATTCATACAAGAACAAGCGCCCTTTTTGTGTCCAAGTCGTTGTCATATTGACTTGAGTTTGACCGTCCTTATCCTTGTAATCAAATGTCGAACTATCGACATAACCCTTACCAACATATTTCTTATACAAAATCCATTGACCGTTGACCTTGTACTGAACACCTAGATCGTGCAAGATTGCATTGAATTTCTTGGCACTCATGCCGTAATCTGCCGCAATCTGGGTAACACGCACCGCCCCTTTGCTTTCCAGAATGATGTCGAAGTAGCGTTTTTGCTCTTGCGCCAAGGCCAACTCAGCCTCTAGTTTCACCACTTTAGCCCGTTCGTCTTTAAGAGCTTGAAAGGCTGCAATAGCAAGGTCAGGATCATTAAGCAGTTGGTCTGTGGCATACATGCCATGTTTGCGGATGATTGGCAAAACCTCTGATGTGACCCAACGTTTAAACTCTTTGGCTTGTGGTAGTTTGCTGGATAGGATAAGCGAGTAAAGACCTGACTCGTTGATGATGGTCATTTTTTGAGCTCCGCCAAGGGTGCCCCAAATTTGTCTCACCTTCTAATTACGCTTAAAACAGACTTCCTTGATGGTTTGTGGTGAAAATCTCGTTTTTTAGCTCTGGATCATTCAAGCCCCAATTTTCGATAAAGATAACGGCATTCTTAAATTCTTTAGCAGGAATTTCTTTGCGTCTCACACCGAAACGGTCAATGATTTCTTTGTTGATGGCGTGATACGCTTTAGCACGAATATGATTATCTCGGTAAGCCTTGCTTTTCTTGCCTTCTAACAATCCAACAATCTTGCTGTTTACGAGGTTAGTTAGTTTAATTTCTTGTGCAGCGTTCACTCTCATGTTGTCTTCTAGGTTAGCAATACGCTCCTCATGATTTTCAAGTGCATCTAGCATGTTTCTAGTAACTGCTAGATGTGATACTTGTCTTGCGTGGTCTTTGCTTTGACCAATAATGTCATTAGTCATAAAATTTCTCCTTCAATTACATCGTCTTGTTCCAGTATTTCAGAAACGCTACGGCTGAGACTATTTAGCATTGTTAGGAAAGTTTCAAGCTCGGTTCTAACTTTCGGATTGCTTAACGCTGGTTTGATATCCAGAAATGCAACGCCGCCAAAGTTAGCAAGGAACTTGTTCCCTTTTTCCAAAAAGTTGATAGTGTGACGGTAAGCAGATACTTGCTTTTGATAACTGTCTAACTGCCCTTGCGACTGTTCGATAGCTCTTGTCAATTCGTCGTATTTAGCTGATTTTTCGTCAACCTCTTGACGTTGATCCATTAACTCTTTGAGTTGTGATTCAATGATTTGCACTCGTTCGTTAGCCGCTTGTTCGCTTTCTGAAAGCTCTTTGTTTTTTGCTAGTAGTTTTTTGTTTAGCTCTTGCGTAGCTTTATAATCGTCTGGGATGACTTCCTTTTCAATCACCTTTTCAGTTGGTTTGATAAGTTTAGTACGTTCTAACTCGCCTTTAACTGTTTCAAGTGCTTGCTCTTTGAGTTTGAGACGACGCTCAAGCTCTTTGTATTCTTTGCGAGTTGTGATGTCGCCATCAAAAACCGCTTGGTTAGCATCTTCTAACGCTGAATTTTTAGCCATCTCAAATTGCAGCGATTTAGGGACGCTATCAAATATCTCTTTTTTAGGTTTGTTCAGATTCTGAACAAACTTATATGAGTTGATATAGTTATATGCGTTTGTTCTTGAAAAACCTTGGCTTTCTACCCATTTGCTGAATAAACCATCTCCATAACTCGATAACTCTTGTTGTGCTTTGTAAAAAATCTCACCAACAATAACTTGATAATTTTTATACACGCCATCGAGCTGATTACTCAACGCTTTGAGTTTATGAGCTGCTTCAGTTTCAACTAATGAATAATCAAAGTCGTTTTCGGTTAACGTTATTTCGTTCATTGTTGCCTTTCTATTTTTGATATAATAGTTTTTAAAAACGAGGTATTGACATGAAGAATAAATCTGAAGTAATAGCACCACTAATGTTAGTGGGTTCGCTATACATTGAATTTCACTGTATTACACCAGATAGCCATTCAGCTTTGACTAGACTGGCCGACATCAATTGGATGTATCTATGTCTAGTAATTGCCCTCGCTTTATTCATTTCACTGATAGTGTTAAGTTATATCCATGACATTCTGCTCTATTTCAAGTTTGAAAAAGAAGGAGATATAACTTATAGCTTTGTGATTGCTTTAGCTATCTTCGGAATCCTCGTTTTGAGAAACTGTTTAATTGTCCTGTCTGACACTCAATTTGGCAATTTAATGTCCTTCGTTAGCGTCCCCATTTTCGGTGTTTTCTGGTCGCTCTCCAAACGAACGCTCAAAGCGAATAGGAAGTATAATAAGAACCGCAACAAGCGCCGTTAGAGTAAATAGCATGTAGGTCGTAAAGTCCCACTCTGGGATTGGACGGCCTTTTTGCATGAACTCGATAAAATCGTGAATGTGATTCATTCTGTTTGAACTCCTTTCTTAATTCTTGACTTGAATTAAATTCAAGTTTTACTGTAAAAAAATATCAGATACCGTACAGATCAGACGATTGAATGTGATATTTATTACAGATGGTCACCATATTCTTAGGAGAAATAGAAAGCACATTCTTCTCCCAAGCGCTGACCGTTTGAGCTGTCGTACCAACGCTTTTAGCGAATTCTTCTTGCGTCATATTATGACGGGCTCGAAGTTCTTTGATTGTAATCTTTGGAACTATTTTTGTCATTTTGTTCCTCCTCTCTAACTAACTTACAAACATATTGTAACTTGAATTTAATTCAATGTCAATAGTTTTATTGATTTTTTTTCAAGTTTTTTTAGTTTTTTTATAAAACAACTTGAAAGTTAGGAAAGTCTCCTATATAATACTAATATAAACAATAAGGAGAAAGATATGGATTTGAATAAGCAAAGAGGAAGTAGAATTGAAAGTTTGAGAGCTAACAAAGGCATTAGTCAACTTGAATTAGCAAAAATGTTAGGGTATAAGTCTGACTCAACTATTTCGAAATGGGAAAACGGTGCTAGTATTCCGACGGGGACAAAGATTGTAAAATTAGCTCAAGTTTTAGGAACTTCCACAGACTACATCTTGTATGGAGTCGAAAAGCCTACTGTCTCTGATATTCAATCTATCTATGATGACCTAAATGACATAAACAAGAAAAAAGTAGTAGATTTAGCTCTTACCTTGCGTGATAAACAAAATAGAAAGCCAATTCAAATGACTACTGTTTTTATCACAGGCTTTGTTTCTGCCGGTAACGGGGTTATGCAAGACGACTATGTAGACGCTGAAATCACAATTCCCTCTAATGAGGTTCCTGATGAATTTGATAGCGTTGCAAAAGTAATAGGCGAAAGTATGTCACCTAAAATAAAAGACGGAGACCTACTTTTTATCAAGCATACCCCGCAAGTAGAGAATAATGATATTGCAATTTTTCAAGTTAACGGCGAGAACTATGTCAAACAGTTCAAATCAAACGGAACACCATACCTGAAATCACTTAATCCCGACTACGACAATGTCTATCTTTCAGAAAATGACGACATCCGAACGATCGGGAAAGTCGTAGATATCTATAGAGTTTAAATTATGTGCAATCACTGAACCACATTAAAAGCTGGGAGGAAATTTTATGAAAAAATTATTGTCTGTTGGCTTGCTAAGCCTATCTGTTATTACTCTTACTGCTTGCTCTCAAGCTAAAAGCACGTCTTCTCAAACTAGCTCGTCAAAGGCTAAAACTGAGCAGTCAAGTGAGAGCAAAGTTCCCAAAGAGTACAAAACTGCTGTAACTAAAGCAAAACAGTATGCTAGTACCGTTTATATGTCTAAAGAGGGATTGCGTGCTCAACTCGTAAGTTTTGATAAATACTCTCAAGATGCTTCTGACTATGCTGTAGAGAACTCTGGTATCGACTATAGCAAGCAAGCTATTGAAAAAGCGAAACAATATCAAGATACTTTGGCTATGTCTCCAGACGCAATACGCAATCAATTGGTAAATTTTGACAAATTCACACAAGAAGAAGCTGACAATGCTGTCAAAAATCTGAAATAAAGCAAAAAAGCCCTACACTCACCGTCGCCAAACTTAGAGTGTAGAGCAGCACCACAGAAAAAACGTGTAAACTGGAACTAGTCTTACATGTTCTTTTCTGTACCCATTTTATCAGAATTGAGGTACAAATACAATGGCAATGCATAAAGTTGCTATCTATGTACGAGTTAGCACCACGAATCAAGCCGAGGAAGGCTATTCAATCGACGAGCAGAAATCAAAACTAACAAGCTACTGTGAGATTAAGGACTGGAATATCTACGACATATACACTGACGGCGGTTTCTCTGGGTCTAACACGGAACGTCCAGCACTAGAGCGGCTAATACGAGATGCAAAGAGAAAGCTGTTTGATACGGTTCTAGTGTATAAGCTAGACCGGTTAAGTCGTAGTCAGAAAGATACGCTCTATTTGATTGAAGATGTATTTCTGGAAAATAATATAGAATTTGTCAGCTTGCTCGAAAATTTCGACACCTCAACTCCTTTTGGAAAGGCAATGATTGGTTTATTGAGCGTGTTTGCCCAGCTGGAAAGAGAACAAATCAAGGAACGCATGCAGCTAGGCAAGCTAGGACGGGCAAAATCTGGCAAGTCTATGCAGTGGGCAAAGACCTCTTATGGCTATGATTACGTCAAAGAGACTGGCACGCTCTCAGTCAACCCATATCAAGCCCTAATCGTCCGAAAAATGTTCGAATGGTATTTATCGGGGATGTCGATAACCAAGCTTAGAGACGCCCTCAATGAGCAATATGGACAAGATAAAGAGTGGAACTATAGGACAGTTAGGGTTATCCTCTCGAATCCGGTATATTGTGGGTACAATCAATTTAAAGGTCAGATATTTCCTGGCACTCATGAGCCTATTATTTCCGAAGAAGATTTTAACAAGGCGCAAGAGGAAATCAAAACTAGACAAAGGACTGCAGCTCAGCGATTCAACCCCAGACCATTTCAAGCCAAATACATGCTTTCTGGCATAGCTCAATGTGGCTACTGTTTAGCTCCTCTTGCTATCAAGATGGGCATGAGACGAAAAGATGGTACACGCTTAGTCAAATACGAGTGTAAGCAGCGCCATCCACGTAAGACTAAGGGTGTGACAGTTTATAACAACAACGAGAAATGCGACTCTGGGTTTTACTTCAAAGACGATATCGAGCACTTCGTCCTAACTGAAATCAGCAAGCTGCAAACTGATTCAGACTATATCGACAAGCTATTTTCAAACACGGATAAAGAGACGATAGACCGTGATAGCTACCAGAAACAGATTGATAATCTGACCGCTAAAATTAGCAGGCTTAACAATCTATACATTGACGATAGAATTTCACTAGAGGAATTGCAAAAACGTTCAAGCGACTTTATGGCAGAGCGTGCAGCGCTTGAAAAAGAACTAGACGCTGACAGCTCTGTTAGAGCCGTAGAGCGAAAGAAAGACATTAGACGGGTACTTGATACCAAGGATATCTTTATGCTTGACTACGAGCAACAGAAAGCCATAGTACGAGCCTTGATAAGTAAGGTTAGGGTTACTAGTGAATCCATCGTTATTTTATGGAAATTATAGAGAGTTTTAGTTACATCCATTTCAATCAGAGTAAAAGCACGTAACTTAACGGCATTCAATTTTTTCAACATCAATTTCATGA